CATAAGGTATAAATAGTAATATGGCCAAACCAAATTCAAGACAAACATTCATAGATTACTGCCTTAGAAGCTTAGGAGCTCCTGTGGTTGAAATCAATGTGGATGACGATCAAGTGGATGATAGAGTAGACGAAGCTCTTCAGTTCTATCAACACTATCATGCCGATGCTATCGAAAAGGTTTACCTAAAACATCTGGTAACATCTGACGATGTGACTAATGGCTATATTCCTATTAATACTTTAATCACTGATGTGGTTAGAGTGATGCCTATTAACGATACTACCTCAACCAATAGTCTCTTTGATGTCAAATATCAAATTCATTTAAATGATGTATATGACTTAGGTTTCTTAGGTTCTTTAATAGATTACTCTATGACTCAACAGTGGATGTCACTCCTAGATGGAATGATGGGACCTGCTGATAAGCACATATCATTTGAAAGACATAAGAATCAACTACGTGTTGATATGGACTGGTCAACAGAAGTTACTGTCGGGCAGTATATAGTCATAGAATGTTATAGAATTATTGATCCAGATACTTTCTCTGACGTATGGAACGACTACTATTTAAAGCGTTATGCTACTGCACTGATTAAACAACAGTGGGGACAAAACCTACTAAAGTTTGAGGGAATGACAATGCCGGGTGGTGTACAATTCAATGGACGACAAATCTTTGATGATGCTAAGGAAGAAGTTGAAAAATTAACCGAAGAAGTCAGATTGAATTGGGAACAACCAGTCGATTTCTATATAGGATAATATCATGCCAAGAAATGTATATTTCAGTCAGGCAGTAAGATCCGAACAGAGTCTCTATGAAGACTTGGTTATCGAATCCTTAAAAATCTTTGGGCAAGATGTCTATTATATCCCTAGAACCCTAGTAGAAAGGGACACTGTTCTAAACGAAGATCCAGCGTCTAGTTTTGATGATGCTTATCTCATAGAAGCATACATTGAGAACCAAGATGGATTTGAAGGTGCAGGTGACCTATATCAGAAGTTCGGTTTAGAAATTAGAGATGAAGCTACATTCATTATATCTAAACGTCAGTGGGAAAGATTAATTGGTTTATATAATAACACATTAGAGAATGTGCATAAACCTAAAGAAGGTGATATTATATTCTTACCTTTATCTAATTCATTCTTTGAAATAACATTCGTTGAACATGAACAACCATTCTATCAGTTATCTAATCTACCTGTTTATAAATTAACCTGTTCACTGTTTGAATACAGCGAAGAACAGTTTGATACAGATGTAGCTGCAATAGATGATATTGCGGCTTTGAATGCCTATCAAACTACATTAGATGTATCCGTGACTGCCAATGCTCACTTTACTAAAGGTGAGATAGTATCACAAACCCTAGTTGCAGAAGTTACAGGTGTAAGTGATGCTATTATCGTATCGGCCACTGTATCTAGTATTGAGAAACTATCAACCACTTCTGCAGTTATAACGGTAATCAATGTCGGCGTAACTGGGTCCTCTAGTGAGATGAGAGAGTTTACAGTATCACCTACTTTAGGGTTGGTTGGTGCTGAAAGTGGTAATACTTGCTTTATAACGGCCGCGGCAGATGTAGCAGATGCAGATTCATTCGCATTGGATGGTGCTTCTCAGAACTATGCCTTTGAATTAGAAGCTGATGGATTCTTAGACTTTACCGAAAGTAATCCATTCGGCGACCCATCGGAGACATACTAATGTTCGGTAACCATTTCTATCATTCGACCATGAGAAAAGCAGTAGCAGTCTTTGGTACTATCTTTAATAACATTAATGTTATTAGAACTAAAGCTGATGGTACTGTATTAAATCAGATTAAGGTTCCACTGTCATACGGACCTAAACAGAAGTTTTTAGCAAGATTGGATCAGGCCGCGGGCACGGATGCATCTATGGCTATGAAACTCCCAAGAATGGCATTTGAAATTACATCATTAGAGCTTGACTCTACTCAGAAACTTAGCAAGAGAAACACTATTACCGAATCTCACGCATCAGATGTTACTAAGAAGAAAACAATAAAACATCAAGTGGCATATAATATTAATATGTCATTATTTGTCATGGCTAAAAATCAAGATGATGGACTACAAGTTGTAGAACAGATTTTGCCATACTTTCAGCCAGAGTACACAGTTACAATATCGCCAGTAGAGGGGTTTGAATATAAGCAAGACGTGCCCATTATTTTAACAGGCGTTACTATTAATGATGATTATGAAGGGGATTTTCTCACACGGCGTGCTCTAATATATCAATTAGACTTTACAATGAAAATGAAATTCTTTGGGCCTACTGGTAATCAAGGTGTTATCCGTGCGGTCGCACTTGATTTAAATGGTGATCCATCTAATGTGAATATTTTAGAAAATATGGCACTTAGTATTACACCATCTAGTGCTGACGAGGATGACAATTACACGGTTACTACTGTAATTACTTAATTGTAATGGATATAATTATGGAAAATAAGAAAGATATATTAAAAGCATCTTTAGAAAAGAATCTACCCACTATTGCTAAAGATAGGCCGTTGGTGATAGATAAAGATATAAAAGATGACTACGAATTCTCTCGTGAAACCTATAAAAATCTAATCGACACCGGAACTAGGTCTTTGGATATACTTGCTGAACTTGCAAGAGAATCTGAACACCCACGTGCCTTTGAAGTGCTATCTCAAGCAATTAAGAATATTGGTGATACTACCGATAAGTTAATGAATCTCCAGAAGGCCAAGAAAGAATTAAATAAAGAAGAGAAAGAAAAGGAAGACCAAGCACGAGTTACTAATAATAATGTGTTTGTTGGTTCTACTACCGATCTACAGCGGTTACTTGCCCAAGAAAATGAGAAGATTATAAATCATGCAGCGGATAAAGAATAGCGAATTTGGCTATCTAGGTAATCCTCAGGTAAAACGGGACGGCGTAGAAACACAGTTCACTAAAGAAGAAGTATTGGAGTATGCTAAATGCATGAAGGATCCATCATACTTTGCCCGTACTTATGTTAAAGTTATATCACTTGATAGTGGTTTAGTGCCGTTTGATTTATATCCCTATCAAGAAAAGATGTTCCATCACTTCAATGATAATAGATTCTCTATTGTTTTAGCATGTAGACAGTCTGGTAAAAGTATATCATCGGTAGTATATCTACTCTGGTATGCGTGTTTTCACCCAGAAAAGAACATTGCGGTTCTTGCAAACAAGGGTGCGACTGCTAGAGAAATGTTGGCCAGGGTTACTCTTGCCTTGGAGAATTTACCATTCTTCTTACAGCCAGGTTGTAAAGCATTAAATAAAGGTTCTATTGAATTCTCCAATAACTCTAAGATTATGGCCGCGGCTACTAGTGGTTCATCTATTCGGGGTCTTTCTATTAACCTTCTATTCCTTGACGAGTTTGCTTTTGTAGAGAATGATGCACAATTCTACACCTCTACATATCCGGTGGTATCTTCAGGTAAAGATACTAAGGTTATTATTACCTCTACTGCTAACGGAATTGGTAATGTGTATCATAAGATATGGGAAGGAGCATCACAGAGTACTAATGAATATAAACCCTTTAGAGTAGACTGGTGGGATGTACCAGGACGTGATGATGAATGGAAACGTCAGACTATTTCTAACACATCTGCATTACAGTTTGAACAAGAGTTTGGTAATACATTTCATGGTCGGGGTAATACTCTTATTGATGCTAATCATCTACTAGCGCAGAAGTCAGTAGAACCCATTGAGTATAAAGAGAACATATGGGTTTACGATTCGCCTAAAGAAAATCACGACTATATAATTACAGTAGATGTTGCAAAGGGAAGAGGACAAGACTACTCTACGTTTAATGTCATTGATGTTTCGGAAAGGCCGTTTCAACAAGTTTGCTGTTTTAGAGATAATAACATATCGCCTTTACTGCTACCCGATTTGATTTATAAATATGCTAACTATTACAATGAAGCATATGTGATTGTTGAAAGTAATGACCAAGGCGGTGTAGTTTGTAACGGCCTATACTATGATTTAGAATACGAGAATATGTTCGTAGAATCGTCAATTAAAGCTAATGCTCTTGGTGCGACAATGACTAAGAGAGTTAAAAGAATTGGTTGTTCCACTATAAAGGACTTAATAGAACAGGGTAAGTTAGTTATTAAAGATGCTAACACTATAATAGAAATGAGTACCTTTGTGAGTAGAGGGACATCTTATCAAGCAATAGGTTCTAACCACGATGATTTGATGATGAATCTAGTTATGTTTGCATGGTTTGTTACTACGGATATATTCGAAGGCATATCAGATATTAATATGAAAGATATGTTATATAAAGAAAGATTAAAAGCAATACAGGATGATATGTT